TCTCCCTCCCCCTCTTCTTTTTTTTCTTATATAGACAAAAATAACCCCCTAAACAGTTGGATCCTACCAGAATATTTCGTATATTTAGGTATAAAGGTTAAAGGTTATGACATATTCAGACAAGGTTAAGCAATCAAAGAAGGTATTGGAGGCCATTAAGGCATTAGGCAATGACGAGTATATTGTAGTATCTTATGGTACGGACTATAACGGCCAGCCTAAGGAGTATCGTATTAGATGTTCTATATCAGAGAGGTTTGGTCCTTCATATAGCATATATAAGAATGATGTCTGGGGTCTGGATGGTATGAATATAGACTCTTTGACTAGTACTCAGGCTAAGGCTTACACTTACGATATGATGTCCCAGCGTACCAACTATAACTTCCCTCTATATAAGATGGAGTTAGTTCCGGAAGAGAAGGGTGAGCTAGTATAGGGGATGCCTATAGTAGTAATTTATACTCAGTATAGATAAGGGTAGATAGTTGCCTATATGAATTATATTTCGTATATTTAGATATAAAGATAAAGGTTATGAGACATATTAAAAGATTAATCAGCAAGTACAGTACAGAGTTAGACACCATAGGCGGCTTCTTATTTGTGGCCGGACTATTCTATATGCTATACTTTAGCCTATGGGTATTCTGTCCATGTGGCTAGGATAGGCTGAAACATCCTCCAAATTTCCGGACCGGTTGACTAATTCTTCCGGCCGGTTGCCTGTATGCTGCACTCAAGGTGATATAACACTGACAGTAAAGTTCCCTTAGAGGTTGGTAGTCTGCATTTTTCTGCCATACCTATCTGCATAAATCTGATGATTTTTCGTGGTATGGGTTATATATATTTATATATTACTTATATCCTTACCAAAATCAAATGTCAACTGTTTACCAATCCTTCTAAGCTTATCCTCTAGATATACTATCTTCTCTCTAAACATGTTTTGGGTCCATCCGTCATTATATGGGCTATCTACGTTTAGTCTGGCATTTAGTAGTTCTTTTTCTAGTTCATCTCTACTCATCGTCTTCGTGGTACATATTATAGTCGGCCATTCTCGCTGGCATTACGTACTTTATGTTACATATATCACAAACTCTACCATTACCGCTATTGATAGGGTCGGGATTATGCCCAAAATCCGTAATCTCAGTGTTGCATACTGCACAGTTCAATACTCCACTCATGTTTTCATTACTAATTCATAGGCTTTTTCATAAATTTCCTCCAGAGGCCGCTTTCCCCATTGTGGATCTTGACGAAGTTCGCCTACTTTAGCAAAGAGTTGGTTCCGCTTCCCATGCTCATGTGCCGAATATGCTATTTCTTCAAGAGTTGACATTATTACCTTTTACCTATATTATAATATAAGAACTTTTTGGGTATAAAACAACAGATACGGGGAAAAAATTTTGGAAAATTTTCTCTATATATGGGATTTTATGTATTCATATACGGTTTCATGGCCTTTTTCAGAAATATGAGCTACATCAAACCAGAAATCAGGGGTTTCTTGGGGAGTTCCTACTACATCGTGTAGGTCTAGGGAGATTTGCCCGGGAAATAGCATTTTATCGAACTCAGAACGACGGATATAAGGGTGTATATACTCTGTCATTGCGAAAATAACGGGTATTTTGTGTGCAAAAAGGGTAGAAGTGAGTGAAAAGTGGAGGTTTTTCCATAATTCGACTTCAAAATCGATATGTAAGTATGATTCGGTAAACATTTTCATGAATGCTCTATGGCCTGTTACGGGTTCAAAGGTATATGAGTCATGTTTAAATTTTATTATGTCGTGATTTTCGTCATAAGCCTCTCTCAGGTGGATTGTTCCGTCAATAGATGCGGAAGTTGATTTAGATCTATCTAGAGGCTGGTAATAGTCTCTTATCTCTCTAGTTTTATTAGGATCCGGGTAATCAATAATGTTTGATACGAATTCTTTTCTTATTGGGTTGGTATACTGTACTATAACAAGATCGTTTGAGTCTATTTTACCTTGTCTCATACCGGTTAATAGTAGTCTTGATGATCTTTCATTAGATCCACATCCTGCAGAAAAGTCTAGATACTGTGCATCATAATGTTTAGCTAAAAGTTCTCCATAAGTTGCTTTAGGTTGGCCTGTATAGTCGGAGAAGGAGCACCCTAGAACTGCAATTTTATTAAATCCGTCTTGCATAACGATATATATTTGTATTTATAAATATATGCAGCCATTAGATAAAAATACACTGTTTTCAATCTTCGAACAAGGAGATGAGGAAATCTACAAAGAGCATAACGTTACAGGAGTGTTAGATAATCCGTATGTGCTTATTGGGATGGTTGTTCGCGGTATGGAGAATTGGCATATAATGGATATAATGTATAAAAGAAGCTATCCCGTAGAGTATAAAGCCGTAAGAGAGGGTATTCAGTTAAAGTACATGAATAAGCTTGTTAAGTATTTAGAAAGATTAGATGTTAATAGGTTTGATACTGTATACTCTATTGGTGACTCGTTTGATGAAAAGGTTGTTAGAGTGGCTTTAACTAACTTATTAAAGTACTATGAAGGTATAGAGTACTATGAAAAGTGTGCTATTATAAAGCCTTATATAGATCTACTAGAGCATGAAGTAATTAAAAAAGAGTTACTAAATTAGTTGCTTTTCTGCATTTAATTTCATATATTTAAGTATTAAATAAAAAGGTTATGTTTGATACTGTATTAAGATTTTTTACTTGTGGTTTATCGGGTGATGAATGTGCTATTATTCTTCGTAACGGAGAAGAGATATGTGTAACGGCTAATGAGGCTTGGGATATAGAATCTCAATCACAAGCTCGTCATGATGCTTATGTTCAACGAGGAGAAAGAGGTTGGTAATGGGTATAAAGAGAATAACAGAAGAAAAGGCTCAAGGTCTAATCAAAGTCTCTGAAGATTATACTAATTCAGAGGCCGTCTACTTCACTATACTTCCATCTAAGGATCCTCAGAAACGAGCCGAAGGCTGGGAAGACGTCACTTACTACACTAATAGACCGATACATCTAAGAGCTCCGAAGGGTAGTACTAACAATCAATGGATATATGTACTGGTAAATGAAACCATGCCAGGCCTCTGTAAGATAGGCTTTACTAAGAATAAACCGTCCGATAGGGTAAAACAAATTAATAGTGCAACCGGTGTACCTATAAACTTCGAGGTGGCTTACACCTTCCCTTGTTTTAACGCTCATGATCTAGAACAAGAGATACACCATTACTTACAAGAAGAAGGCTTTAGGGTTAATAATAAAAAAGAGTTCTTTAATATTTCTATAGAAGAAGCTAAAGCGGTAATTAATAAGTTAGGAAAACCATACGTAATAGAACAAGATGGAAGCATTTAAAAGAGACACAAGAGTTAAGCTAGCACATAACCCTACTGGTGAATTATTTAGAATACTTTTCCGTAGACTTAAGATAAAAATCGCGTGGCAACTTCGCGCGTTTCGCGCGGCGGCGTGGCCGTTACTTTTACTCGCCCTCTCCTCTTGTGAGAAAGAATCCTTCGCTCCCCCGTGCGAGACCGGCGATTGTAACGCTTCTATAGAGTCTACCTTCTATAAGGACAGTAACGGGTATTACCATGCAGAACTAGATTGGACAAGGGAGTACTATCCCTACTTTAACTTAGATGTATATGCAGATCGAACATCGCCGGAGTATTGGTACAATAGTGAGTCCGTAGTACAGGCAGAGTTTGATACCGATTCATATTTTGTGTTAGGAGATTCTATAGCTTTTACTATAAGCTTGTATCAGCCTTGGTTAGGTTTATGGACTTATGATAATATTCCTATACCTTATGAGAATACTACTGTTTACTTAAGTCAGTTTGAAGGGACAATAGTACCGGTAGTTCAAAATACAGATATATACTTTTCTAATAATAGAGAGAATGGTAGGTTTTATACAAGGAGAACAGTAGGACCATTTCCACCTACTATGATTGGCGATACAATCAGTATTTTTATGAAAGTTAAGTGGGATATTGGAGAGATTATTACGAAAGACAGTTATGTTGAAAAATTTATTATAGAATAGTTGCCTTTCTGCAAAATTTTTATTATCTTCGATATATAATATATTTTATTATTAATATTATTTATTTATTTATTATTAATTATTATATACTTATATATTTATATATTAATTAGTTATTTAAAAAAGGGGTACCCTATGTTACAAGCAGAGCAAATTCAAAAAAATTACGAAAAACACCTAAAAATTATAGATCACTACATTGGTGATCGAAAAGAGGCTATACTTTCTATGTTAAAACACATGGAAGATACATATGTAATGGCTCCTGCTAGTTCAAAAACGTGGTACCATAATGCTTTTGCGGGAGGATATGTAGAGCATGTTAATAGAGTTGTGGAATATGCGGTGAAACAAATGAAGTTATACGGTGAAATGGGCGGTGAGGTTGATTTTACAGAAGAGGAACTTGTTTTTGCCGCATTATTCCATGATTTAGGTAAGATAGGTAACGGAGATGATCCAAACTATATACCTCAGACTGATAAATGGCGTCAAGATAAACTTTCAGAGATGTATACCTACAATCCAGAGTTAGATTTTATGCTTATACCCGACAGAAGTTTATTTATCCTTCAGAAGTTCGGTATTAAAGTTAATCAGAAAGAGTGGTTAGGTATTAGACTACATGATGGAGTGTTCGATAAAGCTAATGAAGCTTACTTCTTCAGTAATGTTGAGTCTTCTAGACAGAAAACATCTATTGTTTCAATATTACACTCAGCAGACTTCTTAGCCTCCAAGGTAGAATACGATAAATGGAAGAGAAACGGTGGAAGTACTATACCAAAAGTAAATAAAACTACTGCTTCCACAGGAAAAACTATTAAATCCTCAGAAGGATTAGGTAATTTACTAAAAAACCTTTAAAATGTTGGAAACTATAATAATTTTATCTATATTAGTAATAGTATTAGGGATTGCAATACGCAATCTACTAATTAAAGTAGAGAGATATGAAGACATTACTGTGGATCAGACGTCTTATTTACAAAACATATCAGAATTAATACAAGATTCACAAAAGCACCTTCAAAGCCTTGATGAAAAAGGGGTATTTCAATCAGATGATGAGGTCGGTTATTTCTTTGAACAAATGAAACTAGTGCAAAAAGAGCTAAACCGGTACATGCTCCCAGAAAATTATGGCAAGAAAGAAGAGCAAAGCTAACTATTTTACATCCGAAACAGAAGAGTATATAGTTAAGTATAATAATTCGACAGATACCGAGTATAGGAATAAAATCTTTACCGATCATATCTACCTCCCTTTTTATAAACTATCAGAAAACATCATTCATACCTTCAAGTTCTACTATACAGACGTGGAACAGATAGAAGATTTGAAGCATGAATTAGTTTCTGTACTACTAGAGGAAAAGATTGATAAGTTCGATCCTACTAATGGTGCAAAAGCTTATTCGTATTTCGGAACCATAGTCAAAAGGTGGCTAATTAACTACAGTAATAAGAACTACAAAAAGTTAAAACAAATCGGCACCTTTGACGATATGGAGGAATCCTATACTCCCGGTGAAGGTACTAAAGAAGGTTATGAAATACTACTAAGTAAGTTTATAGATGAGTGGGTAGACGAAGTTTATGAAAACATAGAAGACTACTTCTCCAGAGAAAACGAACTTAAAATTGCTGATGCAGTCCTAACAATCTTTAAGACTAGACACGATATTGAGATTTTCAAGAAAAAAGCTCTTTATATATACATTAGAGAGATGACAGACTGTGAAACTCCTCACCTTACTAGAGTTATTTCTAAACTCAAAGAACTGTTCTATACCAAATACCAACGTAAATACGATTTAGGGCACTTCGATATAAGTGCTCCTTAAGATATTTATATAAAAATATACTTATGGCACTAGATAAAGTAATATTCAAAGACAAAACTTTATCTGATCTATTTGGTGAGATACATGAAAATCAAACAACCACCAAGAATCAGGTAAAAGCATTGATTGCTGAACTAAAACCTCTCATAGAAAATATAGGGGACGCTACCCTTATTGTACCAATGATTAAAGAGTACATGGAGATAGGCGTAAAAAACGATGAAGCGTTAATTAAAATGGCTGCTATCATACAAAGAATAGAATCAGCCCAAGCTAAAGAGAGCGGCGATATGTGGGACCCTTCTGAGCTAGCTGCTCTTTTAGAAGAAACAGAAGAAGTACAGGAAGAAGTTAACAATATTAATAAGGAAGAAGACGAAGAGTAATGGTTAAATTCACCTCAGGTTTAGATAGCTTTTTACTAAGCTCAAATACTAGTACTACTTCCCTTGCTCAAGTAATACCAGTCAGAGTTGTTGATATTATTCTAGACGATACACACCCAGAATGGGAAAAGTATGGCCAGATGGAAGCACTAGGTGCAATTAAGTTTAGAGTAATAGGTGAATACCAAGATGAAAGCGACCCTACCTTATTGGATGTTGCCTATCCTATAAATACGAATATAAAAAACCTACCTCTACTTAATGAAATAGTTCTAGTTACATCAGCACCAGCACTGGATAGAGATGGATCTAACGTTAATAATACAAGACCGTACTATACTACAATAGTTAATATTTGGAACAACCCCCATGTTAACTCTTTCCCTGATACTCAACAAGGTTTAGAAGAGCTAGGATATAATTTCGAAGATAAAGCTAATGTAGGACCTTTACAGCCCTTTCAGGGAGACTTAATACTAGAAGGTAGACAAGGACAAACGATAAGATTTACAGGTGTAGATCACGATAAAATGTTTGTTGAGAACAACGATCAAAAAGCTATTACTATAATCAGTAACGGAAAGATCGGAGCTTCTCCCGACGCTACAGTTGTAGAGAATATAGACGATGACCCTACCTCCATTTATATGGTAGAGGACCACATCGTTAAACTAACCCAAGCTAACGAAAAGCGAGATGCCTGGGATGGAGAACCAGATAAAGCAGATACGTATCAAGGAGCTCAAGTATTAGTAAACTCAGGAAGACTCTTTTTTAATGCTAAAGAAGAAAGCATCCTACTATCAGCTACAGATGCTATAGGAGGTAATGCTAAAAGAGTTAGCTTTGATGGAGAAGAATATGTAGCTGTAGATGCTACTAAGGTCTATTTAGGTACTGAGGCATTTGGAGAAAGAGAGCCTGTATTATTAGGAGCTACAACTCAAGCGTGGATGAAAGACCTTCTTAGCGAATTAGAAAGACTAGGTAAAGCGTTAGCAGCAGTAGTACCAGCAGGTTCTTCTGCAGGTGGATTAGCACAAATTAAATCTCATGGAGCCTCTATGGCGTCTCCTTTAGGACAGATTAAGAAAGCCATAGATGATTTAGATTCATTAAAAGTATTTACAGAGTAGTATGCCATTTGAAGTATTTACACCCCCCAAACTCCACGAAGCTATCGCTAATACAGTCGGTAAGTCTTCCGGTGTGGCAGTAGCTAAAGGGTTAAAAGTAGTAACCGGGGCTACTAACAAGATGAGAGCTAAAGGCTGCCCACCACCAGCAGAGTTAGCTAAAGTGGCCTCCCAAATCGGACAGGTCGGAGCATTGAGCGGTGCACTAAACGGACAACTATCTGCTTTTAAAGCAATCCCAGCCGGACTAAAAGCTCCAGTAGGAGGTATTAGAGGAGCAGTATCAGGAATACTAGCTATAGCGATACCTCAAGCATTCCCACATGTATATGTAGGACCTCCCGGACTGCCTGTATCAGTTACTTTAAAGTTCTACGACTTATGTAATATGTTAAAAGAAATGGCATCAGCATTTGAACTAACAGCTGATGCAGTAAGTAACGTAGTAAGCTCTTCTGAGGGTGCCATACAGGAAATATCACGTCAAGTAAAGACATTAGAAGCTCCTATTAAAGCATGTAAAATTAGTAATGCACTAAAAGGTAAACTTTCCGCAGAACAGATAGCAGCTTTAGGGCTATTAGATAAGAACGGAGATCTTATAACAGATACAATTGGATCTAAGGTACTAGAAAAATCAAACACCAGACCAGCATCAGATCAAATTAAATTAGATTTGAGTAACTCTCTAGGAATAGACGTAAATATAAAAGGAGCTAGCACAGTAGAAGACATATTTAAAAAACTGGAAAATCCTGTAGCTGCTGGTGTGAAAGATGGAGATGCATACAGACTATTACCCCCTGGAGTATATAAATTAGATACAGGAGAAACAGAGGAGATAACAGGTAAAGAGTTTGCTATATTTAAAGGTTCAGAATTAGACCTAACTACTGACACCTCAGCAGCAGACGACAGTGGTAATACTAACCAACAAGGAAAGAGAAAAGCAACACTTGACGAACTAGGCAATACTACTTTTACTTTATCTTTTGCAAGACCCACATCCCTAAAGCCAGGAGGATTAACCGGTGAAGCACAAGCTTTAGCTGAACTTAACTCAGCGCTTATAAACCTATCAGATAGATTAACCTTCGCTGGAGATGCACTAGCTAACGACTTAGGAACATCTGTAGAAGTACTGGAAGAGCTAAAAAAAGACCTACAAGACCTATCTGCCGGGCTAGTAACTAAAAAAAGCGAAGAATTAATAGACCCAGATCTTACCTATAAGGGATATTTATTAAAAATAATAAGAGACCCTGCTTCCCCGAAACTCGCTCCAAAGCATTTTGCAGTAGCGATTAAGAACGGAAAACAGGAAATTAAAGGACCTTCATCGTTTAGTTCTTCAAAAGAAGTACTTTTAGATGAAATAAAATTCAGAATAGACAATCAACTTTCTTAACTAAACTATTTATATATATGAAACTCGATCAACTCAGGAAAATTATTAGAGAAGAAGTGCGAGCGGCTGTTAAGGAGGAGTTACAAGATGTAATGAATGAAGCAGTAAAATACGCTTCTACTCCTAATACGCCTAACACACCGAAATTTCAGCAATTTGCAGAATATAAACCTGTAAAACAAAAAGACGTAAAAAGAACCTGGTCAACCGGTCCGCTAAACACAGGAACAATTCCTCTAGAAGAGATGTTACAACAGACTGCTAGAGAAATGACACCTGCTGAGTTTAAGCAGATTACTAACGCTCAACCACCAATTGCTCCTAATAGAGCCGCAACTATGGCTAATAACTTAGGACTATCGGAAGCACAACCGGGTATTGATATTAGTAAACTAGACTTTGTATCTAAGGCTAAAGCAGTGTTAGATGCAGCATACGATAAAGACAAACAAAGATTAGGATAAAATGGCATTTGAAGTTAAAAAAATAAACCCGTTAGATTTACAATCTAGAAAAGCAGTAGGAATAAACCTACCCTTCTCTACAGGGGATGTTTTCTCTTCAAACTACCAAACTAAAGATGCAATTAAAAATAACTTAATAAACTTTTTTTTAACTGGAAAAGGTGAAAGGTACTTAAATCCTATGTTCGGCACAGGTATTAGGAATATGCTATTTGAAAACATTACAGCGGACAAGCTAATAGAGATTGAAACCTTAGTAAGAAACGTAGTAGATATATATTTCCCTAGAATTAAACCATCGAAAGTAGAAGTAGCTTCCAACCCAGATACTAATCTCGTAAGCTTTTATATGTCGTATAGTATCAAAGACGCCGGAATCAACGACGAACTACTTATTAATATAGCTAACTAATGGCAGAGACTAGAGACATAAAATACATAAACAGAAATTTCGACGATTTTAAATCGCAGTTGATGGAATATGCGAAAGCATATTTTCCTGATTCCTATAACGATTTCTCACCTACCTCACCAGGTATGATGTTTATAGAAATGGCCTCATATGTTGGTGACGTACTCTCTTTCTACCAAGATAATCAGCTACAAGAAACATTCTTACAACACGCTAAAAACCCAGGTAACCTATACGCACTAGCTTACATGATGGGTTATCGTCCAAAAGCAGTAACAGTCGCTGAAACTGAATTAGAAGTAACACAACTAGTAGATGCTACTGGCCCTCAATTTAAACCTGATTTCGACCAAGCAATAGTTGTATCTGAAAACAGCACTGTAAAATCAACAGCACAGGGACAGCAGGTGTTTCTTCTACAAGATAAAGTAGATTTTAATTTTTCAAGTTCTTACGATCCAACAGAGATAACAGTAGCTACTCTCACAGGAAATGAACCATCAGAATTTCTACTTAAAAAGAAAGTTAGAGCATTTTCTGGTAAAATAAAAACAACTACTGAAACATTTACAACCTCTGAAAAATTTGCAACACTAGATATTACAGATGAAAATATTATTGGAGTTTTAGATATAGTAGATAGCGACGGCAATATATGGACAGAGGTTCCCTTCTTAGGACAGGACACTATATTCTCAGAAGAAGCTAATACCAACCAAGATAAAAGTCAAGCTCCTAACCTACTTAAACTAAAAAAAGTAACTAGAAGATTTGTTACTAGGTTTACTTCTCAAGGAGTATTACAAGTACAGTTCGGTGCTGGAATAAATACAGAAGATAACGTTGAATTTTTACCTGATCCAACCTCAATAGGATACGGTACTAGACAAGGTACTAAACGTCTAGATTGGGCATATGACCCTTCTAACTTTCTTTTTAGTAAATCTTACGGATTAGCACCCTCTAATACGACATTAACTATCAGGTATATAGTAGGAGGAGGTATAACAGCCAATGCTCCTGCTAACACAATACCTCTAT